AATGGCTATATCAAGATCACAAATGAGAAAACAAGTTTCAACAGGGGGTAAAAGAAAGTTTAAAAGGGTCCCCAAAACAAAGGGAGGCGTTCCTAGAAAATATGTAAGGGGCGCAAAAAATCCAAAAGCAAGAGAAGCAGAAATTAAACGAACTGCAAAACTATATAGACAAGGCAAACTAACTCCTGCTATGATGGATAAAATTAGCAAACAAAGGAGTAGAGGCTAATGTCAAAATATAAGAGTATACCTGGCGCAAGTAGATTTTCTAAAAGCACTTTAGATAAAGTTTATAAAAGAGGATTAGGAGCTTACTATAGCTCCGGTTCAAGACCAAAAGTTTCATCTCATCAATGGGCGATGGGCCGTGTAAAATCTTTTGTCAGTGGTAAAGGTGGAGCAAGAAAAGCTGATAAAGATTTACTAGGAGGTGGTAAAAAGAAAACCACAAAGAAAAAATGAGAAAAGGCTTATACGCAAATATTCACGCTAAAAGAAAACGTGGAGAGAAGATGAGAAAGAAAGGTGAGAAGGGAGCACCAACTGCAGCACAATTTAGAAGAGCAGCTCAAACGGTTAGAAAAAAAAAATAATGCAGCAGCAAGATTTAAGACATAATCAATGGTAGCCAAAGTATCCACCATAAAAAATAAAATTAGAACTGGTAAGAAATTAGGATTTTCAGAAAGGGCAAGAGCAGTCAACAAAGGGTTGTTACCGAGTGTCAAGAAAAAAACAAGCAGAAAAAATAAAGCTTGATGTAATTAATTGGTCTAAGACTGTCTTAGAACCAATGAACAAACATATAGGTTTTCCTGCGTGTCCTTTTGCAGCTAAATGGAGAAAAGATGGAAAATTGAGAATAGAAGTTCGCATGGACAAATCCAAGTATGAAAAGCAACTAACCGGTGTGATAAAATCATGGAACAAAAAAGAACATGACATAATAATTTATTGTGATCCTTTTTTTGAACAATATAGTCCTGACCAGTTTCAAGAAAAAATAGATTTTTATAATAAAACTTATAACCGTAGAGACGTGTATTTTATGGGTTTTCATCCTGAAACACCCGCTGATCCCGAAGATCAAGAATTTTTATGTGATCCAACAGATGAGCCTGTGAAACACGGGGACCTAGAATACTCTATGATGTTAATACAAAAGTTTAAACAGCTGTATGATGCAAGTTGCAAACTACATAAGATAGGTTATTATAAAAAATGGCCTAAGGATTACTACGATGAGGTAGTAGCTGAAAGGCAACATACGTATGAAAAATTAAACAAAAAGAGGTGACACCATGATGAAAAAAAAGCAAGTCCTCAAAAAAAGAGGCGGAGGCATGGCCAAAAAAAAGCAAGTTAAGAAAAAAGCTGGCGGCGGAATGATGGCCAAAAAGAAACAAGTTATGAA